GCGGTCGGTGCGCCAACCGCTGCGACCGCCGGCACCGCGTCCTCGCTCGTCCTGGCCGCGCCCTTCGCTGCCACGGCACAGGCCTATCGTGGCATGCCGCTGATGCTGACCGGCAATCCGACTGCCGGCGACGTGACGCCCATCCTGGACTACACCGCCGGCCGGATTGTAACGCTGGGCGAGGCGTTCAATCCGGTCCTCAGCACCGCCACGCTGGCGCAGATCCCGAACAACGTGCTGTACCGGCTGACCGACGATGAGACGCTGATCCGCCCGGTCACCATCTACGCCTACCGGGGCGGCATCCGCTGGCGCTTCACCGGCTGCAAGGGCTCTGTCGCGCTGGCCATGTCCGCCGGCCAGCCGGCCTTCCTGACCTTCACCCTGCGCGGCCAGCTGCTCGGCGCCTATGAGGCGGCGGCGCTGCCGACAGCCTGGAACCAGGTGGTGCGGCCTCAGCCCCCGAACTGGTCCAACGGCCTGTCGCGCCTGGACCGGGCCGTCGCACGCTGCGCCAGCTACGGCTGGAACGCCAACAACACCATGTACGATGGCGAGAACCCCGAGGCGCCGCAGGGCTTCGACCCGCCGGAGATCACGGGCGCCAGCGGCTCGGTGACGATCGATCCCTTCACCACCACCACCAACAGCCCGGGCCGCTTTGGCAAGTTCCAGGTCGGCACCTCCATGCCCTTCGCGGGCATGCTGGGCTCCACGGTGGGCAACCGCTTCACCATCGCCAACCCGTCGCTGCGGATCACCGCCTACGAGGACGCCAACCGCGGCTCCATGGGCGTCGACAACCTGACGCTGATGCCGGACGTCCCCGGCGCCGGCATGTTCATCTCCTGCTGGTAAGGCACCCATGACCGACACCGTCGTGACCGGCGCGGGCTTCCGCGTCACCAAGAACCTGGATGGCCGCAAGTACGTGCTGGCCGCGCTGAGCTACGGCGAGGCGGGGCGCCTCAGCGAAACCTCTGCCGTCGCGCTGCGCCCGCCGCAGCCGGTGATCCTGGAGGAAATGCGCGAGGCGTTGCGGCGGCTCGGCAAGGCCGAGCTGGTGGACAAGGTGGATGCCTTCGAGCAGGCCGAGGTCCACTTCCAGGCCACCATGCTGGCCCACGGCGGCAGCTCGGAAGGCAAGGCCGAGATTGCCGAGGCGCGCGAGCGCCTGCTGCACGCCCAGATTGGCCAGCGCTCGGTCGAGTGGCTGACCCGTGACGACCAGGCGCTGCGGGATCTGCGGACCCTCGACAGCCGCCTCGGCCGCGAGGAACACGCCGCCATGCTGGCGATGAGCCTGCGCAGCTGGGAAGGCGAGGGCCTGCCGCCCTTCCCGGACCAGCTGGACGCCGACTTCGTGTCGGCCAACCTGCCGGCCGGTGACGTCGCCGCGCTCGGCAACATCGCCGTCGCGATGATGAGTCCGACCAAGGAAGTGGTGGGAAACTGAAAGCGGCCCTGGCCGTCGCCCGGGCGGCGCCAGGGGCTTATCCGCAGACGGCCCGGTCACCGGAGGGCGGCGACTGGCTGGCCGGTGGGCGGCGCTGGAAGCTCAACCCCCGCTACGCCATCCCGCAGTCGATCTACCACGTCGTGCGGCTCTGGAACCGCTGCCAGGGCGGCATGGGCGGGCTGGCGCTGCTGCCCGGCCCGGGCGGCATCAACGACCAGCCGGCGTGGCTGATGGACGCCTTCGCGGTGCTGAGCGCTGAGGCGGCGAAGACGTCTTCGAGCGACGCTGACTAGGGCAGGATGCCGGTGCGCTGGTAGGCGTCGAGGCAGGCATTGCGGGCCTGAGCGCCGGCGACCATGCCGTCCAGGTTTACCAGGGCGCGCGGATTGAAGTAGGCCGCCTCCATCTGGGCGCTGCGCGCCTGGCAGGCGGCAGCGGCCTGCTGGTCGCGGGCGCTGCGGTTCTGCGCGTCGTTGGCGGCCAAGCGGGCTCGGCGGCGCTTCTCGATCTCGTCCGACAGCCGGGCTTCCTCTGCGGAGATCCGCTGCTCGCGGGCCTGGGCCACGTCGGCGCGATTGCGGCGCCCCGCCGGGGACGGCTCGCCGGCAGCGTCCACATTGGCCACGGCGGCGCGGCGGACGGCGGCGGTGTAGTCCGGCGAGCCGGTCAAGGCGCGCTCCAGCAGTTCTGCCTCGCGCGCTTCGGCCAGAGATCTCGGCTTGCCGCCGGAAAGGTCGCGGTTGGCTGCCTCCTGGATGCTCTGCTGCCAGGCCGCTCCGCGCACAGCGCTGCTCTCATCCAGCGGCGGGGGCGGCGCGCAGGTCGGACAGGTGCCACTTTGACCTAGGCCGCACGACGACAGAACCAAAGCGCATAGCGCAAGAGCAGGAAGCCGCATCTGCCGTCTCCATCTTCGGCGCCAAGGTATCAGCGGAAGCGCTGAACTGTAAATCGGACCACCAAGGCGCCCTCAGTGGCGCCTTTTTCTTTGGAGGCTTGCGATGTCTGGAACCGCCGGCAGGCTGGTCGCTGAACTCAGCACGTCCGGCGTGGCGCAGGTCGATGCGGACTTCGCGCGCCTGGAAGGCCGCCTCGGCACGCTGGCCGGCGCGCAGCGCAAGTACGAGCAGGACGTGGCGCTGGTCCAGCGCACGATGGAGAAGAATCCCGCCCTTATCGAGCGTGGGACGCAAGCGCTGGATGCGCTGCACGCCAGCTTCCAGCGTGGCAGTGGGTCGGCCAGCGGCTTCTCCAACGCGATGGGCGAGCTGGGCGGCGGGCTGACCAGCCTGTCCAGCCGGCTGGGTCCGGTCGGCGGCGCCCTGAGCGCCTTTGGCCCGGCAGGTATCGCCGCGGCGGCCGGTCTCGGCGTGCTGTCGGTCGGCCTTGCGCAGGTCGCCCGGGCTGGCGACGACATGGTTGCTTCGCTTGGCCGAATCCGCAGCGCGACCGGCAGCGTCGAGCAGGCGGCGGTGGTCTACGACCGCCTCTACCAGCTGAGCCTGCAGACCGGCCAGAGCGTGTCTGACAGCGTGGCGCAGTTCCAGCGCTTCGCGATCGCTACCAAGGAAGTCGGCGCGACCAACGACCAGGCCATCCGGCTGGTGGAGACGCTGCAGAAAGCGGCCATCGTCGGCGGCGCCAGCGGCCAAGAGGCGGCGGCTGGCGCGCTGCAGCTCGGCCAGGCGCTGGCCTCGGGCGTGCTTCAGGGCGACGAACTGCGCTCGCTGCTCGAAGCGATGCCGAATCTGGCCGTGGCCCTGGCACGCGAGCTGGGCGTCGGCGTGGGCGAGTTACGGAAGATGGGTTCCGAAGGCACGCTGACGGCCGACCGCGTGATGCCGGCGCTGCTGCGTGCTGGCGAAGCCATCAACGCCGAATACGAGAAGATGCCCGTTACCATGGCGCGGGCCTTCGACCAGCTGACGGTGGCCAGTGGTAACTTCCTTGCTCGGATGGATCAGGCGATCGGTCTGTCGCAGCGGCTGGCCCAAGGCCTGGCGGCATCGGCGCGGCTACTGAATGGCGTAACGGCAAGCGTGCTTCCAAGTGCGGCAGAGCGCGAAACCGCCAGGTCGACGGAACTCTCGAACCGCGCCGACTATCTGCGAAGCCGTATCAGCGCGGCGGAAGCGACGGGGCCGTCATTGACTGCGCCGACCGGTGGCTACGCGCGGCGAGCGCAGATCGTCGGCAACAGGAACGCGGGGGGTGACCTTGCCGCGGACATGCGCGCCGAGCTGGAGCAGGTTGAGAAACAGCTCCGGGATTCAAATGCGGCGCGGCTATCGCTGCTTCGCGAAGGCCGCGAAGATGAGCAAGCCGAAGCGGCAGATGCTGCCGCCAAGCGGCTGGAGAACCAGCGGACGCAGAACGCCCGGCGGCTGGAAGCACTGAAGGTCGACCAGGACAAGGAATACGCCGCGCGGCAGGCCTGGTCCAAGCGCGTCGCCGAGATCAACGCGCTGATCGATAAGCCGGGCGGGGTATCGGCGGCCGAGGCGCAGCGCCTGGTCGCGCTGGCCACCACCGAGCGTGACGAAGCGCTGAAGAAGCTGGACGGCACGGCCAGGACAGAGGCCGCGGCGCGCTCGGCGGAGTCGAGGGCGCGACGGGAGGCGCTGAAGGCGGAAAAGGAAGCCGCCGCCGATGCGCTGAAGATCTACGACCAGCTGCGCGTCAGCACCCGCAGCGAACTGCTTCTGGGCTCGGATGGTGACGCGCGGACGGAGCAGGCGGCCCTCGCCAAGCTGCGCGGCACGGCGCTTGATCCTGATGTGCAAAAGCGCGCTCGGGAAAAGATCGATCGCGACCGCAAGACGGCGGAGGAAAAGCAGCAGCGGGATATCGAGACCAGCACCAACAGCATCGTTGAATACTCAGCCAGCCGCTTCGCCGATCTCTTCGAAAAGAACGGCACCGGCTGGAAGGGGATGCTGGAGACCTTCGAAAGCACCGCGAAAACGACCTTCGCGCGCATCGCGGCCGAGGCAGTGGTCCGACCTGTCATTACCCCGATCGTCACCACGGTGATGGGCGGCAGCTCGGCGCTGGCCGGCGCCGCAGGGGCCAGCGGCAACGCTGGGGGTATCGCCGGGGCCGTGTCCCAACTCAGCCTCAGCGACTACGCCAGCCTCGGCATGAAGCTCAGCGGCGGTTCGGCCCTCGGCTCCACCGGCTTCGGCTTTGTCGACAATGCGCTCTCGAGCACGGTCTGGTCGTCCGGCTCTCAGGGGGCCGCCACGAATACCGCCCTGGGGCAAATGGGGGGCGCATACGGGCCGGCTACGCCAGCTGCGGTGCAGGGGGCTGGATACAGCAGTATCAGCGCGGGCCAGGCGCTGGCGGGCGGTGCGTCGATCGTGGGCGGCGCCTATGGCATCTACCAGGGCTTCCAAACTGGTGGGGCTAAGGGCTGGGCGCAGGGGGTTAGTGGCGCCGCTGGTGTTGCCGGTGGTGCGGCCGGCCTTGCTAGTGCAGCCGGCATCGGCGGCGCCGCCATGGCGGGTATTGCGACGGTCGCGCCCTACGTGGCCATCGCTGCCCTGGTCGCCAGTTACTTCCTGAGCGGCCAGAAGCCGTCCGACAAGACCGGCGTCTTCCGGTCCAACCTGCAGACGGGTGTCAGCGACGTCACCGGCCTGGAAGGGGACCGCTTCAGCCAGGAAAACCGCGATCTCGCGGCGAACCTGGGCAAGTCGGTGGCTGACATGGCGTCGAGCCTTCGGGGCGCCCTGGGCGTTTCGCAGACCCCGTTCCGCTTTGAGATCGCGGCTGGGGCACGCGATGGCCTAGTCGCGTCCTATGGCGGGCGGGAGCGCCAGTACGGCAACGACGAAGCCGGCGCGAAGCAGTTGGTCGCTGAGATGACGACGGCGCTGATTGACAGCATGAGGGAGATGGCATCCGCCGAAGTGCAGTCGGTGCTGCGCAACAGCAGCGGCATCGAAGCAACGCTGGCCAACCTCGACTGGTACAACAGCACCTACAAGTCGTTCGTCGATAGCGTCGACCCTGCCAAGGTCTCGTCCTTCGCCGCGGCGCAAAAAGCGCTGAACGACCAGTACGCGCCGATGATCCAGAAAGCGGCGGAACTGGGCCTGTCGCTGGCGCCGATCACCGCCTCCCTGACCAAGCAACTGGAGGCGATGAACAAAGTTCGCGTCGACCAGTTCGACACGACCATCAACGGCATGCTGGGGCAGGCGGCCAGCCTGCGGGGCGGCAACCAGCTCGGTGCGCAGCTGCAGGCCTTCGACAAGCAGCGCACGACGGACTGGGAAGCGCTGGTCGCGCAGATCCTCGACCAGGGCTTCGACCAGAACCAGGTCAATGACGCGTGGAGCGCCTTCATCCCGTTGAAGGAACTGCAGCGCCAGCAGCTGATCGATCAGGATCGGTCGGCCAAGGTCAGCAGCCGCAATACGCTGCTGGACCAGCTGGAGGCAGCGAACGGCACGGCCAACACTGAGGCCGGGGCGCTCGCGGCCTTCGACCGCAATGCCGAGGTCCGGCGGACAGCGGCAGCGAGGGACGGCGTCACCGACATGGTGCTGCTGGAACAGACGCTGGCAGAACAGCGCCTGAAGATCTCGCGAGACTATGCCGTGCAGGCCACGGACCTGCAGCGGCAGCGGGCCGATGCGGAGCTGGCTGGCCTGCAGACGCTGAAGGCGCAGTCCGAGACGCTGCGGGGCTTTCTGGACAGCCAGGCGGTGTCAGGGGCGGGGGTATCCCCCCAGCAGGCTTTCCTGGCCGCGCAGCAGCAATTCCAGGATGCCCTGGCCTCCGCCCGCAACGGCGGCGACCTCGGCGCCTACACGACGGCGGCCAACAACCTGCTGAACGCCAACAGCAACTACAACGCAACGGGGGAGCAGGCATCGATGATGCGCGAGATGGTGCTGTCCACCACGCGAAGCCTGGGTGCCACGCTCAACCTGCCTGGGTTCTCGGACAATCTGACCGCGGGGCTGGAGCGGGTGATGACGCCGAACACCGATGCTCTGACCAAGGCGACGCAGGAGATCGCGGGCCTGAAGGAGGAATTCCGCACCTGGCGCATGCGGGGTGGCCAATGACGGGCTTCGGCCCGGTCGCGGCCACCCCGGTCGCGGCGCTGTGGCCGGCCACCCGCTCGGTCGCCGCCAGCGGCACCGTGCGGGTGCGCGATCTGCTGCCGGCCCAGTCGCTGTGGGCCGTCGAGATCGTGGTCCCCAGCGGCAGCGGCGAGCCTCGGCCGGCACCCTTCGGCATGGTGGCCGGCCTGCCGCTCGGCGCCCTTGCCATGCCCCGCGTGGCAACGGCAGGGCCGCAGGCGGTCTACGCCTCGGACCGGGGGTGGATCGGCGAGCCAGACGACCCGGATGCGCCGAACCAGGTCTGGCCGGCGCGGCTGCTGGAGCCGCCCGCGCTGGAGCTGGGGCTGCCGGTGTATCCGACCGAGGCGCGGCGGGCAGAGGTGTCCGGCGGCGAGCTGCTGCTGGCGAATGCCGATGGCGGCTTGGACAGCCTGCTGGGCGACGGGCGCCTGGTCGGCCGCAGCGTCGTCATCCGCCGTGGCCCGCATCTGCGCCCGCGTCACGCCCGGGCGGCCGACATCGGCCGCGTGGCCGAGATGCGGGTCCGGGCGCCGCTGGACGGTGACGCGCAGGTGCGGCTGACGCTGGAAAGCCTCGCTGCCGACCTCTCCGTTCCAGCCTGCTCCCTGTATTCCGGGATCGGCGGCGCCGAGGGCGGCAGCGAGCTGATGGGGCAGCCCAAGCCCCGGTTGTTCGGCCTGCGGCGCAACTTCGCGCCGGTGCGGGTCAGCAGCACGCGACTGATCTACCAGCTGAATGACGGGCCGATCCGCGAGGTCATCACCGCGCGCAACCGGGGCGTGCCGCAGGCCCCCACCGTCGACGTGCCCAGCTTCGAGGCGCTGAGCGCCCTGACGCTGGCAGAGGGGCGCTACGCGACATGCCTGGCAGGCGGCTACATCCGCTTCGGGTCGGACACCTCGCTGGTGACCGTCGCGGCGCGGGGTGACGTGGCGCTCGGCGGACTGGGCTACGGCGGCGGCTCGGCCGTCAGCATCGCCATGAAGCTCCTGCGCGGTGCGGGCGGCGTGGCGCCGTCGCGCGCCACGCCAGAGTCCTTCGCCTGGCCAGCCGACGAAGCCGGGCTGCTGGTGACCGGCGGCACGGTCGCCGATGCCATGAGCCGGCTGGCGGCCGGGGTCGGCGGCTGGTGGGGCGGCGACGCCTTCGGCAGC